TTTCTTTTCTATTTATAATAGTTTTATCTCTAAGAATTCGGTTAATCTCCTTATTGATGTAAAACTCTATGTATTTAGCAACTTCACTAAATTCGATTTGTCCTTTTAATAAGTGTTTCAAGGATTTTATAATTGACAGGATATATGTATTATTGAACCATTCAATATCTTTATCATCAATGTCTCTTATATTTCCTGTAAAATCGGCTTCTATATTTACCTCTTTCATAGAACTTGGGATATTTCCGAATCCTATAATATGTTTATAAGTCTTTAATTTTTCAATGAATTGGTTAGAATTACAGCTTAATAATAAAACATTCTTATTGATAAAGAGTTTATTACCTATATCTTTGTTAATGATGATATTATCTCTATCATTAGGAGCATATAAACCATTAGAATGACCATGTCCTAAAAATACAATTATTGAGTCTTCAGATTTTTGGCTAATTTCATTCAGTGTATCTTGAATATTGCTATGATCTACTTTTACTTCCCAATAGAATTCAAGAAATTCATCTTTGAAAGGAAGTAGAAACTTAGTTGTTTCATCTAGTGCATGAACTATCAATAAATTGTATTTACTCATCATTCAATTCTGTAAAATTTGCAATAGAGAGTTCTATAAGTTCTCTTATAAATTTGATACCTATGGGATTTGTATCATTATTCAATATATCTGATATTTTTCTTTTATAAAAGAACAATTTACTGAATTTATGTAGCAAAAACAGACCTAAGCAAGTCTTTAAACTGCTTTCAAACTCAATTTAATAACCTTTTAAATCAATATAAAAATGAAAGCATTAAACAAACAACAAGATGTACAAGTATATTATGAATGGTGTTATAATAATTATGAAGTACGCACCGAGTTAGAACTCAAAGGTCGTGGTATAAAAAAATCAGAATATACAGAAGGTGTTTATTTTGTAACACCCAAAGCACTTGAAAAACTTGAAGAAAAATACACTTGCGCTCGTTACGACATTCATTCGTTAAATAACTAATTGCAACGCCCCGAGCAAGGCGCAAAAAGGCTCAATATATTAGTAATAACCTTAAAACACTATCAAAATGAAAAATACCGACAAAAAAAACGTTTTCACACTTGCTTGGCAGTTTGCACGCCAAACTGGTTTATCATTCAGTGAATGCCTCAAAAAAGCGTGGGCAAATATCAAACTCAAAGCTAAAATGAGCACCCAGATAGTACGCTTTTATTTTCAAAAAGTAGACGGCTCAACCCGTGAAGCGTGGGGTACATTACGCCCCGATTTGCTACCCCAAACCGAGCACTCTCAACGCAAAAGCAATAATACTGTACAAGTATATTTCGATACCGAATGCCACGAGTTTCGCTGTTTTAAGAAGTTCAACCTTGTAAGTATTGCATAAAATCACTATTTTTGCAACAAATAACGCCTTTCTAAAAAATTACTAACTTTTTACTAAATCGCAAAAGCGTTATATAGCAACAATCGCCGTACCTTTGCCCTACCAGCGGGGTAGAGCAGTAGGCTAGCTTGCGTGTTTAACTTGCACGAGGTCGCTGGTTCGAGTCCAGCCCCCGCAACTAATAAAATATCACAATATGAAAGTATTAACATTACAAATCAAACGCCCTTATTTAGAAGATATTCTATCAGGGGCAAAAACAAAAGAGTATCGTGAAATTCGTCCAAAGAATGCCGATAAGTATGTTATCCAAAATCCAGAGGCAGAAGATGAAGACCAGTGGCTTCAACCAGTAAAGTACGATGCGATTAAGTTTCTCAATGGTTATGCAACCAACCGCCCTGAAGTCGTTATCGAAATCACCAACTCTGAAATAGAACTATCTGTCGATGAAAATGGTGAAGAAATCACCTACGAAGAAGATGGACAAGAGTACATCGAAGCCCAAATGGTTTATACATTAGGCAAGGTGCTAAGCAAGAAAAATATTTAATAACCTTTTAAAACATTCAGCTGAGTTAGAAAGACACAAATCCAAAAACAAATCAACAAACTATCGGGCATTAGTCGAGTAGCCCGATATGGTAGAAATCAAAAAGGTCAAGCGTTGTCAGTACAACAACGTAGGCGAAACGTATATGCTGCTTTTAGAAAACAAGCAGGACTTTCAGCAGGATAACCTATGAATATCTACCAACACACACAGCAAGTAATAGACACGGTTAAGGCTAAAACTAACCGTGTTTTGCTATTTTATTCTTGTGGCAAAGACAGTATAGCACTGCTACACTGGTGCGCACAAAACTTCGATGAAGTAGTATGTGTATTTATGTACTTTGTAAAAGACCTTGAACATATCAATAAATTCATAAACTTCTCAAAAAAGCAATACCCTAACATCTCATTTATACAGCGTCCTCATTACGCCCTTACTTATATCAATAAATCAGGGTTATTCTGTACCCCTCAAAATACACGTATACTCAAACTATCAGATATTATACAATCAGTACGCCTCGAAACACAAATTGAGTACGTATTCTTAGGAATGAAACAATCCGATAGTATGAATAGGCGTATAATGTTACGACAATACGAAATGGAAGCCATTTCACCTACAAAACTCGTGTATCCTTTTTCTCTATGGAAAGACAAAGATGTATTGCGATACATCAGTAATAACCGATTACCTAAACCCATACAATACAGCAACAAGAAAAGCAACGGAATAACTTTTGACCTTGATGTATATCTATACCTACGTGAACATTATCCTAATGACTTACAGAAAATATTAGATGTTTACCCATTATCTGAAAAAATACTATTTGATTATGACCAAAAAAACAAAAACACCAAAGGAACTATATAAGCAAAGTGAAACGATCACCATACAACGTTCACTAATAAACTTTGCCCCTTTCAATCCTAAAAGGCATACAGACGAGCAAATCGCACAAATGCGTAAAAACATCAAAAATGTAGGATTTTTAGGAGGCATTATTTGGAATGAACAAACCTCAAACCTCGTAGATGGACACAAGCGGGTAATGTCCCTTGATATTATCCACAAGTACGATGGTACATCCAAAACTGACTACACAATCAAAGTAGAAAAAGTGTCTTTTGATCTTAAAACAGAAAAGGAACAAAATATATTTCAAACGCGCTCGCGTACCGAACTTGACGAAGAACTAATGAGATCACTTATTCCTGATATTGATTACCTCAATGCAGGGCTTGATGATTATGACCTCAATCTATATGCGGTCGATTATTCTTCCTTTGAAGTACCCGACCTATCGCAAGCTATAGAAGATACATACGCTCCCATAAAGCAAGAAAAAGACATTGAGCGAGAAATATCCAATGAAGAGAAAAAGCAACAAGTCAAAGAAGCAAAAGAAGCTATCAAACAACAAGCTATTGAAAAAGCCCAAAATTTAGATGCTTACGTAACGCTTTCATTTGATAACTGGAAAAACAAAGAAGCCTTTATGCTCCGTATGGGGTTTGACCCTGAATTTAAAATGATAAAAGGGGAAACACTATCGGCAAAGGTAGAACGCATAGACTAATAACATTTAATAACTTTTGATATGAAACCACGTAAGAAGATAGATAATGAAAAATATACTGATGAGGAACTAAAACAAGCCCTTATCAAAGCGAACGGACAGCCTACTAAGGCAGCCGAAATACTTGGTGTTACCTATCCATCTGTATATGGGCGTATTCGTAAAAACCCAGAGTTGGAAATCGTCCAAAAAGCATATCGAGCGCGTACATTCAATGATGTATCTAACTTGGTATCTGCCATTGCTATTATAGGCGTTATCCGTGAACCTCTCACTGATGAAGACGGCACGGTAATACCTAATCAATTCCGTGAAGTGCCAGTAGACCAAAAAACACGAATGACCGCAATGCAAACTGTACTATCCACTTTCAAAACCGATGAAGGTATAAAAGAGGAGGTTTCTGTACAAGGTTCTATCGACATCGCTCAGTGGCTCAAAAGCAATAGTAAAAGTAATGATTAAAACGCAACCCGTATATAATCCCCTATATCTGAATAAAGATAAGTTCATTATCATACTTTCAGGAGGTCGAGGCAGTGGCAAGTCGTACAACGCATCTACCTTTTTGGAACGCTTATCTTTTGAAGCAGGGCATAAGATACTATTCAGCCGTTATACTATGGTATCAGCCCATAGTTCTATTATACCAGAGTTTGAGGAAAAGATAGAAGCAGAGGGTACACAAGCGTATTTTAATATTACTAAAACAGCTATCAAAAACACCTTTTCAGGTTCTGAAATCCTCTTTAAAGGTATCAAAACATCATCAGGTAACCAAACCGCCAACCTCAAATCATTACACGGTATTACCACTTTCGTAGGTGATGAAATGGAGGAATGGCTATCAGAAGAGGACTATGAGAAACTAATACTTTCAATCCGTCAGAAGGGCAAACAATTGCGGGTTATCCTCATTCTGAACCCCTCCAACGCCGAGCATTTCATTTATAAGAAGTACATTGAAAAAACACATAAAATAGTAAATATTGATGGTGTAGAAGTGCAAATATCCACCCATCCCGATGTATTACATATTCATACTACCTACTTTGATAATATAGAAAACCTCAATGAGCAGTTTTTTAAACAGATTGACGAAATCAAAGCCCAAAGCCTCGCACAAGCTACTGATGAGCAAGGAAATTTCTCTCAATCTATGTTCAACAAAACCAAATACGCACAAAAAATCATAGGTCGATGGGCTGATGTATCCGAAGGGGTAATATTCACCAATTGGGAGATTGGAGAGTTTGACACTTCACTGCCTTATGGATACGGACAAGATTATGGATTTAGCATCGACCCTGATACACTCATCAAAGTAGCCGTGGATAATCGTAGCAAAATCATCTACATTGATGAAAAATACTATAACAACAAGCAATTATCCTCTGATGGGCTTTACCAGCTCAATAGCACACTAATAGACCGCTCCGATGATCTCATTGTTGCCGATAGTGCCGAACCTCGTCTAATTGCAGACCTAAGAGACAAAGGACTAAATATTGAACCTTGCGAAAAAGGAGCAGGCAGCGTATCTGCAGGTATAACCACAATGCTCAATTATAAGTTAGTGGTAACGCCTCACAGCTTCAACGTAATGAAAGAGTTAAAAAATTACGCTTGGAACGATAAAAAAGCAGGTATCCCCATAGATAACCACAACCACGCTATAGATGCTATCCGTTACATCACAATGAAGCTACTAAGCGGTACAAATAACAACCTATATCAACTCGCCTCAATGATTTAAAAAAAATATATCAATATGAACGAACAATCTATCACACAAGAAGATTTTAAACAAGGAATAACACCAATAAACATCGAGCCTTACAAAAAACAGTACGATGTGAAAGAGCACGCTATTTTTCAAGATAAACACAAATATCCTGACCAGTCTATTTTGATACCAATTACAGACGAAGAAGGTAATCCTAAATTAGACTCTAAAGGAAAGGAACGATTTAGAAAAAGCAATCGCGCTCTCAATCGTGTAGGGTTACCTTATCAAAAACGTATTGTAGATATTGCCACGATGTTTCAAACCGCTATCCCCTACAAGTACACCGCTGAGGATAGTCCACTATTTACTGCCTTTCAGGAGGTTATCAAGTCAAACAAAATGAGTTTTTCAGATAGCAAAATATGTACAGAGGTAAAACGTTATACGCAAGTAGCTGAATTGTGGTATTTAGAAGAACAACCTAATCAAAAATATGGCGTAAAGTCAGATTTCCTATTGTACCACAAAATACTATCCCCTGAAATATACACCCTATACCCACGATTTGACGATAATAACAACCTCATATCATTTGGAATTGGAAGTAAAAGTAAGGACGGTAAAAAAGAAATATTCCAAGCCTTCACCGCTGAATTTATATATACTTTCATTACAGAAAACGGACAAACCACTACCGAAGTGAAAGAAAATATCATCGGTAAAATACCAGTGGTGCTATACCAGCAAGAAAAACCCGAATGGGATGCTGTACAGCACCTTATTGAGATTGCCGAAGTACAACGTACCTACTTCTCTGAAAGTAACAGAAAATTTGGCGAACCTATTCTAATGATAGCGGGCAAAGTCGAGGGGAAAATATCAGGTAACAACACGGGCGGTAAAGTCTTTGAAGTAAAAGACGGTGGAAACGTGCAATTCGTAGTCCCCCCTAATGCCAATGAAAGTTTCGACCGTGAAATGACAATGAACCGCCGTGATATACACGAGTTTACCCATACCCCCGACCTTTCCGATGAGTTCTACGCAGGTAAAGGCAATATGCTATCAGGAGTAGGGCGCAAACTGGCTTGGTTACCCGCACACCTCAAAGTAAAAGACAATGAGGCTATATTCATACCCGCATTACAAAGGCGTATCAATATCATTTTAGCATTCCTTTCAAAGATGTATTTACCCTTTGAAAAAGAACTGAAAGATATAGACATCACCCCTATCATTACCCCCTTTGATATTGACGATGATACCGAAATGATACGTACCCTTATGGAAGCTAATGGTGGCAAGGCTCTTATATCGCAACGTGATAGTATGCAGCGTTTCGGTATAACCGACCCCGAAGCCCAATTACAGCAAATCAAAGACGAGGAAAATAGCAGTCTCAATGAAGCAAGTATCTAATGAACTATGATGATCAACATAGAAAGCACCTAACGGCATACCTACAACAGATAGAACGATTGTTTTATCAGCTTGTAGGTACAGCTGTATTTATAGCCCTCAAAACAGATTATAAAGAAATCATCGCAAGTACATTATTCTCATTTGCTACTACCAAAAGGGGGAAATCCTTTGAAAGGGAATTAGCTAATTTCAGCAACCAATTAGACCAAATCATAAAGCAAGGCATTACCAAAGAATGGAATTTTGCCAATATCAAGCAAGATAAGCTACTAAGAGAAGGACTAACCAAATATAAAAACCTTGAAGCCCTCGAAACATTCAAAACGCGTAAGATTAAAGATTTTACCGTTTCCGACCGTGTATGGGACATTGCTAAAAAAGCACAAACAGAATTAGAACTCGCCTTATCTGTTTCCTTGGAGGAGGGTAAAAGCGCGGTACAGCTAAGCCGTGAGATACGCAACCTATTGAACAATCCTAACGCCCTATTTCGCAGGGTAAGGGACAAATACGGCAACCTTGTACTAAGCAAAAACGCCCAAAACTATCACCCTGGGCAAGGAGTGTATAGAAGTGCCTACAAAAACGCTTTGCGACTTGCAAGTAATGAGATTAATGTAGCCTATAAGTCCGCTGATTGGTTACGGATACAGCAAAACCCTGATGTAGTAGGCTTTGAAGTACGCCTATCCCCACAGCACAAAGTCTATGATATGTGCGATGAACTCAAAGGCAAATACCCCAAAACATTCCACTTTCACGGCTGGCACGTAGGCTGCAAGTGCCATATAGTGAGTATTCTCAAAACACCCGATGAACTCATCAAGGAATTAAAAGCTGATGAAGAATTACCCCCCGAAAGTTCATCTAATTACGTAGGTGATGTGCCGAGTAATTATAAGCAATGGGTAACAGATAACAAAGATAGGTTCAAGAATTGGAAAACAAAGCCTTATTTTATTGAGGCTAACAAAGGTGTTATAGCGCCAACAATGAATGATGATATTATTCTAAAGAGCAGATATAATAACATTACATTTTCAGAAAAATATAAAGGTAAGAGAGGGGGAATTGTAGAAGTGTTTAATAATGGTAAACAGAGAAAACAAGAGTACAATAAAAATCTAAATGCACTAAAAATACTCGCTGATACGGGAGAAAGATATAGAATGCTTCCTATTATAGAAGATGGAAATAAAAACCCAGATGCATTTAACCTAAAAACTAAAAAATATACTGATATAAAAATTGCAGAAAGCACTAATGCTAAAAATATCATTCAAAGCGCAATGAAAGAAGCAAGTAAACAAAAAGCAAGTGAAGTTATAATACATCTACCTATAAAGCCTGATAGTTATAAACAAATGTATAGGTCGTTAAGAAGTAAACTCAATGAAGGACATTATCAATCATTAGAAGTTTTAACAGTTATATACCCTAATAATCAAGTAAAAATATACAACCTTAACAGAATAAGAGAGTATATAAAAAAGACACCTCAAATATAATTGCGCATTATATTTGAGGTGCTGGGGGTGCGGTCTATAGTGGCACGAAGCCACGTACCTCACCTTGTAAAGTTCATAAATACCCTTTACAACACCGCAAAGATACAACAATATTTTTAAATAGCAAAAAAGACAATGAAAATAAACAACATCAACATACAAACCACTTACAGCACTTACTTGTTAGATAGCAATTACAAAGACCTTCTTTGCTTTCCTCCTCTCAAAAAACTATTTTCCAACGATTGGGCTGAGTACTATGGTAAAGAGTACGACACCGATAGCCCTAAACTCGATACCATTCAGATCACTTTATCATTTTTTAGTGAAGCAAACCAGTACGAACCATTCATCAACTTTCTTACGGCTCAAACTTACAATACATTCCACTTTGAAGAACTCAATAAAACATTTCAACTTCGATTAGTATCAGTAAAAAAAGCCAAAAAAGAACAAACATACATCAGCTACGATATTACTTTTGCTTCCGATTTTCCTTTGGAAGGTTATACCTATACCGCCCCCAATGCTACACTACCCACTTCAGGTTTCACTATAGACGGCATAGATGTATCCAAATACGGCATTTACCTACTTGAAGAAAACCAAAATACACTCCTAAAAGATTACGAGGTAAAAGAACACCTCACTATCAATAGTACAGCCATTAGTGGCGTACAATATGCAGAGCATTCTAACGTATTTAAAGAACGCACCCTTGAACTACATTGCTACATTTCTCAACCCATTAGCACCTTTTGGCAACTATATGAAGCATTGTTGTACAATCTCACCAAACAAGGCGAACGAACCATTAACATCCCCACCTCTTTCGGAGGGGCAGGGGGAGGACTTAATGCTATCTACCAAAAAGCAAGTGTTAAGAACGTTTTTCTTATCCAAAACACCCTAAAAGTAGAATTTATCATCACTTTTGTACTTACCTAACATTACTTCAAATATTTACTAAATAATTACTAAACCACTATATCAGTGCAAAGAGAAGTCCACCTTACCTTTGCACTGTATTATTTATGCACCAATGAAACTCAATTTTAACGCTACATATATAGACATTCTCCCCACTGATGAGAGTTATCGTTACCGCTCTATAATGGGCGAACATACGCTTACCTTATATTTTTCACTATCCACCTATACTGACATTCCAACTGGTGCGTGGTGCGAGTTTGCTAATGAGCGTTATACCCTTAACCAACCTGCAAAAATAGTAAAACATAACACACGCAACTTTGAGTATACCCTCACGATGGACAGCGAGGGCGCAAACCTCAAAAACTACAAATTTCGCAACCCCAACGATAAAACCCTAAAATTCCCTTTCACCGCATCACCTCGCTATCACGTGCAAATCCTTGTCGATTGCCTCAATATGATAGATAGCGGGTGGCAAGTAGGTAATTGTATAGAAGCCTCTGAAAAACTCGTTTCTTACAATCATAACAACTGCCTTGAAGCATTGGAAATGATAGCCAAAGCCTTTGAAACCGAATACGAAATTATCGGCAAAACCATTCATTTGCATAAGGTAGAGTATTTTAAAAACAATCCCCTACCACTTCAATACGGCAAGGGAAAAGGCTTTAAGACCGGTGTAAGTCGCACTACCGAACAAAGTCGTATTACTCGCTTATATGTACAAGGAGGCGACCGTAATATCGACCGCTCCAAGTACGGCAATAAAGAATTATTACTACCTAAATCACAAGAGTACGTGTATGAGGGCGTAACATTTATTTCAGACGACAAAGGGTTATCAATAGCAATCAAGAACGTCCAAAATAACGGATTTGTAAATGAGCAAAGCCTTGACCTCTCACACATATACCCCAAACGCAAAGGCACTATATCGGGTTTCTTTGCAGTAGATATAGATAAACACTTCTACGATGTATTCGACGATTCCATACCACAAGCCCTCGATTTCAATGCAATGCAAATCAAAGGCGAAAAAATGCTTATCTATTTTGAAAGCGGTATGCTATCAGGGCGAGAGTTTGAAGTATCCCATTACAACCACGCTGAAAAACGTTTCCAACTTGTACCCAAAGAAGAAGATGGCGTTACTATGCCCAACGATATATTCCGCCCCAATATAGGCGACGAATATTCTGTTTACAATATGCAAATGCCTAACGCCTACATCAGCGACAACGCTACAAAATCAGGTGCAAGCTGGGAAATGATGAAAGAAGCCTGCAAATACCTATATGAAAATCGCACCGACCTATTCACCTTTACTGGTGACTTAGACGGTATATACGCCAAAAAACACTGGGCAACCATAGGAGGTCGTCTAAAAATGGGGGCTTATATCAATTTTTCAGATACCGAATTTCAACGTACCCCCGTGGCTATTCGTATCATCGGGCTAAAAGAGTATGTAAACAATCCCTATAGCCCACAAATAGAACTATCCAATAAGGTACAAGGACACTCTTTTGCCTCCGAAATGCGCAAACTTCAAAATCAAGAAGTATATTTTGGCGAACTCAACAAGCGCACACAATCACTCACCAAACGTAGTTGGCGTGATGCTCAAGAAACTATCAAGCAAATAGAAGCAGCCTTTCCTGAATATACTAAGAGCATCGTTCCCGCCACTGTACAGACTATGATGGCTCTTATAGGCAACAAGTCCACCCAGTTCGATTTTGTAGTCTCAAAAACAAACCCTATAAAAGCACCTCACACACTCTATTTCGATAAAAACACCAAGCAAATCAATGCAGGTAGTGGCTGGCTCAAACATTTTACCCTTGGTGCTACCGATATAAATCCCAATCGTAATGCCAACAGCTATAAATATTGGAATATCCCCGCTTTCATATCAGGGCGTTTGGACTATAAAGCCAAAACCTATTATCTCTATATCAAAGCCTCCAAAACTGCTGAAACTGGCGAGTTTATTCTATCCGAAAACAAAATAGATATAGAACAAGAAGCGGGCTTTTACCACTTTCTATACGCCACTGTTAATTCAGAATACGAAAGTGAACGTGGTATCGCAAAACTTAATGGATTTACAGAAATCACTGGTGGACAAATCAAAACCGATAAGATAACATCAGGAAATGGAGAGCAGTATATACACCTCTTTGATGACCATATAGAAATCAAAGCCAATCTTAAAATAACAGACGGCAACAAAACCGAGATAAAACAACTTGTAAGCCCTGATTTGCTTTCATTAGAGAATAGATTAAAGTCAAGCATTAAAAATATTCAGATTGGTGGACGTAACCTAATCACTGATAGTAAGAACGATCGTTATAAAGAGTATAAAGGTACGGTAGAAGATTATATCTATTATGGTATAGTAGGAGGTACATTGGAAAAGAATACAACTTATACATTGTCTTTGGAATACAAAAGTGAAAATATTAGAAGTATTGATTTGTTTTTTATAAACGATGGTATTACTCAAACACCTAATAAAAATATTCCAAATACTAATGGAGAATGGAAAAGGGAAACTTTTACATTTACTACCCAACCTAATTTAAGTCCAAAAGGCTCTATACGTATTGATAACAATGGGAGTGATACGGGTAATGTAACCTCTAAACTTTGGACACGAAATGTTAAACTTGAAAAAGGAAACATCGCAACCGATTGGACTCCTGCTCCTGAAGATATAGAAAATCAAATCTCAACCGCTAAAACCGCTACCGAAGCATACGCACGAGCACAAGCAGAACTCACCAAAACACAAGCTATTGCAAATGCCGACGGCAAAATTACAGAAGCAGAACAAAGACAAATACAACAACTCCAATTGAAACTCCAAGAAGCTAAAAACTTTGCCCAGCAAAAAGTGAATGAGTTGAATATTGGGGGAAGAAATCTAATAAGAGAAACAGCTAATTTTACTTTAAAAGATTTGCCTTTCTATTTACAAGCAAACTATGCAGGTAATGCAGGTATAGTATCTGAAACTTTCAGAGGAAATAAGGTTATTAAACTTATTTATAACTGGCAGGGGTTTCAATGTAGAACGACATTTGAAAGTAGACCTACAACCATTTCATTTTGGGCTAAAACAAATAAGCAAAATATAAAATTTCATTATATCGTCGGTGTTAGTAAAACTGTTTATTTAGATGGAAATGATTTAATTTCTGATGGTGAATGGCACAGATATACAATATATGGTAGTAATGGTATAGTTACAAATAATAGAGATGGAAATGGTTTTGTTGAGTTTAATTGTACCTCCGCAGGGAAACATATTGAAGAAGTATATGTTTCTTCTTTTAAAATTGAATACGGCAACAAACCCACTGATTGGTCACCAGCTCCTGAAGACATCGAAAACAAAGTAGCCGATATTCAAACAGACCTAACAACCGCTATCAACAATGCAAAAGCGCAAATTGAAGCTGAAAAAAGGAATATCGAAAACTCAAACGCGCGTATCCAAAAACTCGAAAATAAAACGCAAATATTCAGCGACACACAAATAGACGGCAACGTGGTAGCAACGGGTACGCTTATAGTAGGAAATACACAAGGTACAAAGGCAGGTATTACGGGCACGGGAATGACTAATGATAGCATACGCTTTTGGGCAGGAGAACCCGACAAAACTCAACCTATAGAAACACCACAACAAGCTGAAGAAAGACGTCGTAAATCTGCGTTTTTAGTACAAGAAGATGGAACTTTGATTACTAAAAGTATAAAAGCAGAAGGAGGGATAATATCAGGTAGATTAAAAATGACGAGTGGGTCTATATATTCAGGAGATTGGGATGAAAGACAAAACAGAGTAATAAGTGGCAGTGCTTATACGGGGTCTGGAGTAATATACAGAGAAGATGAAAATGATATTCAAGCATTCTTTGGTGGAATAGCAAGTAATACTTATACCGCTACAAAATCTCTTTTATCATTATATAGAAACCCTAAAAAACCTAAGGGAGTAGGAAGTATTGGTAAATTTACTGGAGTAAACATATCAATTCCTCCCAATCCTAATGATGTTATAGATACTATTTCTTATGACAATAATCGTGCTCAAATAATCAATGGTGATACAATATCTTTAGGCGCTAACGCTCAATTTGAATACGTTTATAATGGTATTGCTGAAAGTTCTACAATAAAACGTTGGTTAGGAATTACCAATAAATTTGTGTTTAAAGATGTAGCTTCCGACCGTCACATAGTCTATTTACCTAACTATTTCGAGGTGTTAGAAATTATGCGTAAACTCGGTTTTAATGTTGTAGGTAGACAAAGTCTTTCCTTATCTTTTGAACTCACCGTAATTATGGGGATGTTCGTAGGAGGTAAAATGATAAGACTACAAGGAGTGTCTTCAGGCTCTATAATAGATAACAATGGAGGTGCTTACAATGGCGGAGATGGATATATAGATATGGGAAAAGGAGATGTAGTTGTATTGCGCCTATTAGGAGGTGAATATCACGTAGTAAACACACGATTTGAATAAATAAAAATAATCTTAAAATTCAATTAATATGCAAATCATTCAAAAAACAACCCGAATTACTGCACAAGAAATTGTGCAAGGAGTAACCGTTATGTACTCCTATGAATTTGAAAATGAAGCCAATCCTATTGCCGTAGCATTTTCAGCAACTCGCCAGCAAGATGGTGGTTATCCCTATTTGCAAGGTACGGTTACCCCCAACGACTTCAATGTCCAAAACTCAAACTTTCAAGGAACAGACATTGAACTATACAAACAAATTCAAGAAAATTGTACCGCTATCATCAACGGCACAGAAAAAACAGACAAACAAAAAAATAAGCAGTGAAAAAGCTACTTGTTTTAACATAAAGTAATTAATATGAATAATTTTAAACGAAACTTAATAGGTAAGGACAAATTGCTACATTCAAAGGTAGGTAATTGTATGTTGGTACTATTTTTTGCACTGTTTTTTAAATTTTGGAGCGTTGGTACTGCTTTTGTTTTAGCGTTAGCAGCGGTATTATTAGCAGGGCTTGCAAAAGAGTTGTACGACAAATACATCAAACGCACGTTTATTGACTGGTTGGACATTGCGGCGAGCGTAACACCTTACCCTATTGTGAAATGGATAAACAAGGAGGCTAATGGATAAGTTTGTGAAGTGGCTGATAAAAGCCAAGATAAGGATAGCGATATGGGCAACGCCCTTGGTATTGCTCTTCTATTTTGATGATAAGATACATCTAAGAGATAGGGTGTACTATTTCTTTGTTGCTTTCTTTAAGAGTGTGCCGTTGTTGTTGTTGTATTCGTACTTTTCAGTTTGGCGAGAACAAAACGAACTCTTTTTTGTAGGAATTAGTTTTGTGCTTTTACTCAATATGGTAGTAGGGGCTATTTACCACGCCAAAGCAGGTACATTTAACATTCACAACTTCCTTGTAGGCAACACTACTATTATGTTGGTGATAGCAGCAGTATATATATCGCTCTCTATATTAAGTATACCGATAAATGAAACTGAAACGGGCAAAATATTCCAAAGTGCGGTACAATTTATGACGCTGATGTACCCAGTGAGCAAGATAGTGAAGAATATTTTTGTTCTTACAGGCGGAAAGTACCCGCCACAGTGGATAATGAAAGCGCTTTATAACTACGAGAGGAGTGGGAAATTAAAAGACTTCTTCGATGAGATTAGCAATGGTGCTAAAACAGAAGAATTAAACAATAACGACAAAACAGAAAACGAACAACAATGACACCAAAAGAATTTATAAAGCAGTACAAACCTTTTGCAATCGAAACAGAGCGCAAAACGGGTATATCACACCTCTTTACCTTGGCGCAAGCTGCATTGGAGAGTGGTTGGGGAGAGCGTGGCGTTGGTAATAACTTTTTTGGCATAAAAGTACCTAAAAACCTTGTTAGCAACACGCCTGCTAACAAAAAACAATTGTTTAAAACTACAGAAGTACTTAATGCTCCAAACTTAGGATATAAGTTCCCTCAAGTGATGTCTATATATCAATTACCGAGTGGTAAGTACAAGTATGAAGTAAAAGATTGGTTCCGCAAGTACGACAGCCCAGAAGAATGCTTTACCGACCACGCTCAATTCTTTTTCAAAAACAAGCGATATGCTAAGGCGTTGGAGGTAAAAGCAGACCCGTACAAGTTTGCAGAGGAAGTCGCAAAGGCAGGCTATGCAACTGCTACCAACTATGCAGATAGTTTAAAGAAGTTAATTAAAAAAATAGAAGAAAATGACAGCAGAATTTAAAGAATTAAAAAAGGAATTGGATAGCTTACTTACAAAAGTAGAGCAGTTGCCACGTACAAGAGAGTTATCGCTTGTAATTACAAAATTAGAAGAGGGTACAATGTGGCTCGAAAAGGAAATTAGAAAACAGGAAAAGTAGTTATGAATAGAATAATCATTGCATTATTAGCGTTCCTTACCTTGATAGGTTGCAGGACACGCAAAGAGGTAACCAATAACGAGCAAAAGCAAGTCCAAAAAGAGCGTATTATAAAGTACAAGGATAGTACGGCTCTTTTTCAACAAAATACTCAAACCCTGCAACTCGATACACACACCTCTCAAGAGTACGAGGTAACAGTAGAGAGCGATAAGGATAGTATAGGCAACAGCAAAGAGTTAGTGTATTATCGCATTCGCGACGGCGATAATGAAACTATAAGGGTAAGTGGTGGAAAGGTGAAGATTACGACTAAAAGCAACCTTTCTAATAGCCAAATAGTGGCGAATACTACCCTTGATAATATAACTAAGGCTAACACTTATTTTATAGCACAAAGGCACTCGGAAACGGCTTTTTCTCATAAAACAAAAAACGTAAAAAGTTCCTATTTATACCTTATAGCTATTATCGTAGTACTATTGTTAGTCTTTCACTTTATACGAAACAAACTTAAACGCTTTTTGAAGTGAATATATTCTTAGTTTAACACCGAAAAACGCCTCTTTATAGGGGCGTTTTTGTATTACTAAATAATTACTAACTTTTTCCTAAATCGCAAATATACAATCTACAACGCCCCTCCGTACCTTTGCAAAAACAAAAAATATTGTACATCTATGGTAGATAAATTATTACAATCACTCAAAACCAAGTATGCGCACTTGGGGTTGGAAGAGTCAGTTTTAAAAGCTATAGCCACCCGATTGGCTACAGCGGTTAAAGAAGAAAGCGAAATCGAAAACGCCGTCAAAGGAGTTGAGGAAGAAGTTAAGCTATTGCAATCAGTAGCCGACAAAGGGCGAACCAGCATTACAAAAGCTGAAGAGGCTCGCAAAAAATTAGAGAAAGAACTCGAAGAAATGAGGGCTAAATCTAATCCAAATCCTCAAAACCCACCTACTCCCTCCACAGAGCCTAAACCTGATGAAGCGCCAGAGTGGGCAAAAGGTCTTTTGGAAACTGTAAAAAAACAAAATGAAACTATTGCGGCATTCCAAGCTGAAAAGCAGCAGCAAAGTGCCAAGGAACGTTTCCTAAACCAACTCAAAACGCAGGGGGTATCAGAAACATTCTACAAACACCACTTAGGGCGTACTTTCAAAGATGATGCCGAAATGGAGGCTTTTGTAAATGAACTTAAAGCCGATGAGCAAGCGTTTTTGCAAGCACAAACCAATACGCAACTATCATCGCTATCAGGTTCAGCATTAGGAGCAGGAAAAGACAATAATGGTGTTTCTGCCGATGTACAAGCGTATATTAACGATAAATTCAATAAACAGTAAACACTTATGAACGAAGTTAAAATTTCAGAAAAAGCAGGTCGCCAAATAGTAGTATTTGACCAGTTGGATGTTACCTACCCTGGCGGGGTATATATAGACCCTACCACTGCTAAGGAACGATTTACCAATGGAGTTATTCCTGCAGGAACGCTCGTAATGCCTGACACTAATGGTGCTTTCAAGGTTGTAAAAGATGACCTTTCACAAGCCAATACTGCAGGAGCATTGGGGCTAACTGCTCACGATGTAGTCATTGACGATATGCCACTTGTAGCAGTCGTAATGGCAGGAACAGCACGCAAAGACGCGCTGCCCGACAAAGAAAAAGCAGGCGTGGCATTTCTACGCACCGCTTTGCCTCGTATCTCATTCATTTAATAACTTAAAAATTAAAAGCAGATGAATATCAACGCAAACAACATTATTACCGAGTTCTCTCAGGCTAATATGAATGCTATTATTCAAGCGTACCCATTGGGAGATTTGCGCTACCGCGAGCATTTCCCTTTGTTGTACAATCCTCTTCTTACTTATTCTAATATTGAAGGGGCTGACGGTGCTAAAATAATGGCAGACATCGTGGCTATTGGCTCAAAAGCACCGCGCAAAGGGCGCGAGTTCGTGGAAAACATCAAAGGCGAAATACCAAAAGTAGAAATCGCCCGCGATTTGAACGAAAAAGATCTCCTAACCATTCAGCAACTCCGTTATGCGGTAAATGCGAACCCTACTAATGCGGGTATTAAAAACCAGCTTATTGATAAGATATACGAAGACCCTCGTTTTTGTATTGACGGTATCAATGCTCGTATGGAGTGGATGGCTAAACAACTTGTATCTACTGGTAAATACAAAACTACCGCTACCAATAATGGTGGAGTGGTGAATGTATCGGTAGACTTCAAAGTAAAAACACAAAACGCACTCAAGAAATGGGCAGATGCTGATGCTAACCCTATAGAGGAAATCGAAAAATACCAAGAGGAAGCCAAAGGCAAAGGATATAGTTATGCTACTATTACTATGAGCCGTGCAACTCTCAATCAGGTATTGAAAAACAAAAACACACGTGCTTTTGTGTTAGGCATTCCTATCAACGCTACTACCATTTTGCCTGATGTACGTTTGGAGCAACTTAATGCCGAACTTGCTGAACGCGGATTGCCTATTATCAAAGTATGGGAGTCTTTTATCAGCTTTGAGGGCAAAAATGGAGAAGTAACCGTGGCTAATGGTTGGGAAGAGGGTAACATATTGTTCTCTACTTCAGCATTGTTGGGTACTACTCAATACACCACTACTCCAGAGTTCACAATGGACTTTGCCGATGTGATGAGCAAATCTATTAAGGATAGCTTCATTTTGGTAAATACTTTTGGGCATCAAGACCCTATATCAGTATCTACAAAAGCTACAGCGTTCGCTACTCCAGTATTGAACGACTCTAAGCGCAAACTCATCATCAAAACAAAGTTCTAAGATGACCGCACAAGCGTACATAGATGAGAAACTGAAACTATGGAACGTGGAATACCCCACCACCCTACTCGTTGCTGAAATGCAACGAGTAGGATTGGGGCTTTCTGATGAGTTCAATGAGGAGAACGAACGAAAGACAAAATTGTTTTTCTACAACCTTATTCCTGAACTCTTATTGCGCCCAGTGTCCTTTTCTGAAGGTGGTTTATCTTTCTCTTACGACAAATCAGCTATTACTGCCTTTTACAATTTGCTTTGTAAGCAGCTCGGTAGAGATAATTTGTTAGAAGTCAAAGCCACCGTTAGAGATATTACCCACTTATTCTAAAATACTGCAAGGAAATGAAAATATACCCGTACCTATTAAAGGTGAAAGTATCACAAAACCCTACTATTGATGAAAATGGTATACCTACCTATCCAAGCGACCCTATCGAGTGGCAAGAGATAGGTGTATGCCGTGATGAGATATCAGGAGCAGGGCAAAAGATAAGCAAAGTAGATGGTCAAATATTTGAATGTACCGCTACTGTCTATGCTCCTAAAGATACTCCCAAAATAGAAGCGGGTACTACCTTGCAAGTAGTAGATTTAGAGGGAAATATTCGCCTTGAAAAGCAAGTAATACGATTTTCAAGAGATTACTTTCATTGCCGTATATTCGTATGATAACACCACAATTCAATTCCAACGATATAGAACGTATATTGCGTGAGAAAATAGAAAAGTATCACCAAAAAGTAATACGCATATTGAAGTATGTAGGAGAAATGTGTATCAACGAAGCACGGACAAATGGCAGCTACCAAGACCAAACGGGTAACCTACGTTCATCAATAGGCTATGTAGTACTACAAGACGGCAAAGCCATTGAAAAAGGAGGTTTTAAACTCACTAAGTCAGGAGGTAATGGACAAAAAGAGGGCGAAATGTTCATCAATAAGGTAATATCTCAATACCCAAAAGGTTTTGTACTGGTAGTAGTAGCAGGAATGAAGTACGCTGCTTATGTAGAAGCACGCAATTACAATGTACTTTCATCAGCTGAATTATTAGCCGAAAAAGAAGTACCAAAACTCCTAAAAGCATTATCGCAATGAAAAAAACAGCCTCACAAATAGAAACCGATATATACAAATACTTTAAGGATAAGATAAATCCCCTTATCAATGGGCAAACCTACCGTAGTGGTGTACGTCCATTGAACTCACAAAAAGAGGATTGTGTAATATCATTCCTTACTGGGTTAGACGGTCAATATCAAACGGGGGTGATTAACATCAATATCTTTGTCCCTACGGTCAAAAATAACGATAATCAGTATAGGAAAAACTTTGTACGTTGTGAAGCTATCGAGGGTGCTTTAATGCCTATCATTGAAGAAGCTAAAACAGCATTACACAATTACAAGTTGCAACTTCATCAGATAATACAAACCTTTGAGGACACAGATATTAAGCAGTTTTTCATCAACGCAAAAGTAAAATTTAGGTATAACACATTTAATAATTAAAGATTATGGCATTTATAGATAACAACGCCACCGCTTGGGGCAAATTAGAATTTAAATTTGGTGCGCCAGGGGCAGGAGGTGCAATGGGTACAGTACTCAAAACGTTAGGTATTGTCAAAGAAGATAGTTTTTCTTTTGAGACAGAGGACGGAAAAGAACTCAAATGGACAGCCATTGGCGGTGAAATCATCGACCAAATGAAAGGTGAACCTGTAGTGAAAGTAAAATGCACCGTTAAAAACCTTAACAAAGCATTGCTTTCTGAAATTTGGGATATTGAAGAGTCAGGAGACAAACTCATTATCAAGTCTTTTGTCTCTACTAAGAAGTTTTCTTTTTCTATTGTTCCAAAAGTGTCAGGAGCAGAAAAGATTGATATGTTCTACTGCTCTGTAAGTGGTAAACTCACCTACACAGAAGATAGTGGCTACAATGTAGAAGTAGAAATCACTATCCTTAATGGTGGTAAAGGATTTTTATCAATTGAAAAAGTAGCGTAACCTATGGAAGAACAAGTAGCACAAACCCTACTTGAAGAACCTACAACGGTAACCATTGGGGGCGAAGCGTATAAAGTCGCTCCGCCCTCTATTTTTACCCTCGTAAGGGCTTCAAAGTACATCAGCAAAATACCCACCGACACTATTAGTGAGGGGAATATATTCGGATCAATCATACACAATGCTGAAGAGTATGAAAATATAGCGTGGGCTATATCTGCAATCCTATTAGGCAAAAAATTTACTGAAATAGTTACTTATCCTAAATGGCAGTTTTGGCGTAAAAAGAATAATGTAACCAAAGGTGAAATGCTGGCAAAAAAACTCATTAATACCCCTATTACCGAAGTGTCAGCCGCATTCTTTAAAGTGTTAGGGCAAATAGATATACGTGCTTTTTTCGTCATTACCACTTCCCTCAAAGGAATGATGATAACCAAACCGACGAAGGAAGTGGAGAACGAAACGACAGTATCTGGGGACTTGTAGGCTCATTCGCCAAGCAGTACGGACTAACCTTTGACTACGTGCTAAAAGAAATAAGCTATGCCAATGTAATGCTTTATAGTGCTGTTATCCCCTCTTATGATTTCGATAAGGATAAAGACACTAAAAAAGCACCTCAGAAATCAGAAAAACGCACCAGCTATGGTGATTTCCTATCAAAAATAAAATCCGCAAATATTTAACTATGCAACCACAAGACGGAGCTCTACTATTCCAAGTAAGAGCCGACCAATCACAGATACAAAAAGATGTCGAGGCTATCAAAAAGCAATTCGAGCAAATGACAAATAAAGCCGTTGAAGAGGGCAAAAAGCAGGCTAATGTATGGCAAACCCTCCTCAAAGGCGCAACCGCCTATTTTACTCTCCAAGGCGCGCAATCATTCATTAGTCAAATGGTAGCCGTACGATCACAATTTCAGCAACTCGAAATATCTTTTGGTACTATGCTCAAAAGCAAGGAGAAAGCTAACGAATTAATGGCGCAACTCACTGACCTTGCTGCTAAAACCCCTTTCGGATTGGAAGAAGTATCTGAGGGAGCAAAAAAGTTATTAGCCTTTCAAGTACCCGCTGAAGAAGTAACCGAAACGCTCCGCCGTATGGGCGATGTAGCTTCAGGATTAGGTGTACCTATGGGGCAACTCATTCACGTATATGGGCAAGTAAAAGCGCAAGGAAAGCTAATGACCAATGACCTATACCAGTTTATGAATGCAGGTATTCCTATTATAGCCGAATTGAGTAAGGTTGTAGGCAAGAGCGAAACCGAAATCAAAGATATGGTTAGTGCGGGAAAAATAGGATTTACCGAAATACAAGCCGTTATTAAGAATATGACCAATGAAGGCGGTTTGTTCTTCAACCTAATGGCAGAGCAAAGCAAGTCGTTAGGGGGGCAAATATCTAATTTGCGTGATAATTTCGACCAAATGCTTAATGAAATAGGGAAATCAAGCGAGGGGATTGTATCAGGGGCAATAAAAGGTGTTTCTTTCTTGGTAGAAAACTATGAGACTATCGGCAAATTCATCGCTGGACTTATCGTTTCTTATGGAACATATCGAGCAGCACTCATCGCTACAGCCGCTGTACAGCAAGTAGTAGCAGCGCGTACAGCAGGAATGACCGTTGCCGAAATGGCTCATTATACGTGGTTGGTACTTGTTGAAAAAGCCCAAAAACTCCTCAATCTTACAATGCTTGCTAATCCTTATGCTCTTGCTGCTGCTGCATTGGTAGGGTTGGCTGCCGCCTTATGGTCTCTTAAAGAAAGTACAGATGCTAATGCTGAAGCAACCGAAAGACACAATCAACTACGCAAGGAACAAGCGGATGCTATTGATGAAGAGAAAAACAGAATTAGCAACCTAATATCTACTATTCAAGACGAAACTAAATCTTGGAATGAAAGAAATAAAGCATTCTTAGCACTTAGAAATAGTACAGATGGAGTTCTGAACAAATATAGCACTCTAAATCAGATGTTGCGTGAGATGTCTCAGGTTCTAAAAGATATTAATGGTCGTTATGAGACTATGAATGAAAAAATGTCTCGTGATGCCGTTAAGAAAACTAATGACTTAATTAAATCAAAAGAGGAACAAATTAAGAAGTTAGAAGAAGAGATAAAGCGAACTGCCAGCAGCGACCGCCGTACTGCTCTTAGAATGGATATAGCAAAAATTAGAAAGGGTATTGAACAAGATGAACTTCTAAAGCAAAAACAAAAAAGGGAAGTCGTTAAAAATGATGTTAGCAACTATGAAAGCGCACTTTCAGGCAAAAGCCTTGAACAAATACAAGCAGAAAAAAAATTAATCATAGAAGCCTATAATCTAAGGAAAAAACAAGCGAAAGACTCTATCGCTAATCACTCTATTGCAAAAATAGACAGCAACAACCCTTATTTAAAATACGACTGGAATGAACTCGGAATGTTCAATGAAGCAACCGAACGACAAATCAAACTCAAACAGCAGGAGAATAAACAAATCTATGACAAAAACAAACTACTTGCCGATAGTGCTAAATACGAAAAAGAAATAAATGCACTTCAACGCAAAAACATTAAAGACGACAAAGATTTTGCCGATATAGAGCAAAAAGTAAAAGCCAAAGAAGAGGTAGATAAAATCCTTGAGAGCAAATTCGGATATAAAAAATCAGGCGCAAAAACCGCTAAAACCATCAAAAACTCCCTCCCAGAGTTCGACACCGAAAAAGCCCAAAGAGAACACAACCGACAAATCCAAGATGATCTTTTTGCACGTGAAGAATCCCGCATTAAGATAATGCAAGACGGGGCAGACAAACGCTTTGCTATCATACAATTAGAGTACGACAAGCAAGAAGAGGAAATTAGAAGGCGTTCAGAAGACCAGTTAGCCGCATTTATCGAAACGCAAAAAGCAGAAGCCGAAGCACAAGGCAAATGGAAAAAAGGACAAGATTTTGACACCAACACCGAAGCCATCAATGCTGAAAAAGCCCGCCTTGCTGAAAATGAAAAAGTGCTTTTAGCTGATAATGCTGAGTACCAACGTATGCAGCAGGAACAAGTGTATAAGGACTTGTTAGAAAAATATCAAACATACACCGACCAGCGTAAAGCTATTGAGGAGAAATACAATGCCGATATAGCCGCCCTACAAGCTAAATTAGGTGCAGATGCGCCACAAGTAAAAAAAGCGCAAGACGAAAAGGCTCGTGAACTCAAAAAGCTGGATATACTCTACAAAAAAGAGGGTACAGCCATTGCTAAATTGTTCGACAACCTACGCAAAAAGACAGTCAAGGAAATACGCCAAACCATAGCAGAGGCAGAATCTGAAATTGACGAGTTAGCAAAGGTGCTCAATATGGACGATAACGCCAATGTAGAGTTTATAACCAATCTCAAACAGCAACTCGAACAAGCAAGAGACACCGCCGATAAGAGCGATACAGCATTCGGCAAACTTGGTACAAATATCAAAAATCTATTCAAAGCCAAGCCCAACACCGCTGAATGGCAGGAAGCATTTAATGGTATGTTGTCGTCAGCGCAATCAATCACGGGACAATTTGGACAGTTAGGACAAGAGTTTGAAAAATTAGGACAGAGTTCAGGAAATACGTCATTAGAGAAATTAGGGCGTACCTTACAGAATGTGGGGAATATTATCAACAAAACTCTTTCTTTTGCTCAAATAGGAGGACAAATTGGAGGAGGTTGGGGTGCTGCTATTGGTGCGGTTGTAGGTTTAGGAGTTTCAGGTTTTGAAAAACAAGCTAAAGCAAGAGCGCAAAAAGAAAAAGAACTTACAGAACTAATGCATCAAAGGCTTAATATTCAGTTAGAATATAACCGTGCTTTATACGAAGAGCAAATATTGATGAAAAAAAACACTTCTATATTTGGTACGAAAGAAATAGCTAATACCGTAAGTTATATGCAAATATTTAACCAAAAAGAAGAGTATTATAAAGCGCGAATGGCTCGACGTAAACTCACTCAAGAGGAAATAGCAGAAAGGCAAAGAGTGCTAAATTACCTTTATGCCACAAATAATAAGTTACAAAATGGTAATAACCCCGATGGGTTTAAAGTATATCAAAATGCTAAAAAATTCCGAGAATATTACTATGAATTAAAAAGTGGCTATAAAAAAATGGAAAGTTTAGACGGTATAGAAATACAAACTGGATCACGAAGCACAGGTATTTTGTGGTGGGCTGAAGCTAAATCAGTATGGGGCAATCTTTCAGATATTTACAAAGACATTATAAAAGCAAATGGTGACCTAAATATAGAAAGAGCCGAGAGTTTACTTAAAAATGCCACATTTAACAACGATGGTAAACAAAGACTACAAGAAATAGTAGATGCCTATAAACAAGCAAAAGAGGCTGAAGAAAAATACGACGAGTTTCTAAAAAACATATTTGGGCAATTAGGGAATAGTTTAATAGACAATGTACTAAAAAGCCTAAAGACTGGGGAAGATGCTTACGCAAATTTTGCTAAGTCAGTAGGTAATATGATAGAAAACTTGGGTAAAAAAATGGCTTATGAACTCTTTTTAGCTGATCATCTAAAAGACTTTCAAGAAAGAATAAAAAGAAGAAGTAGAGAAATTGCCAATAGTGGATTGAGTGAAGAAGAAATGAGCCGAAAGACTTCAGAGATGATGAAAACAGAAATAACTACTATTAGCCAAGAGATGAAAGGAAGAATAGGTGCTATGCAAAATTTTTTCCGTGAGTTTATGGGCTCTATACCAAAAGAAATGAATACACTTAATGAACAACGCCAAGCAGTTGAAAAAGGTTTTGCACGAATGAGTCAGGATAGTGCAGATGAATTGAATGGACAATTTAGGTTACAAACCCAGTTAAGTGCTGAGATAAAGAATGCTGTTTTACAAACCGCTAACTTCATTAGAGAAATGCACGAATCTATGCAAAACAATGCCGCTCAACAACTAAGACACCTTGCAGGGATAGAATCTAATACTTACCAATTACACGAAATGAAAAAGGATATAGCAGGAATGAAACGTGGTATAGACGAACTTACCACCAAAGGTATTAAGCTGAAGTCATAAGAAAAGCCCCTTATTGGGGCTTTTTTTTATTTCAACTTCTTATAAGTGTATGTATTATCAGATATTTTTTCTATTGTTCTACCACTATCTGTAACTTCCTCAAATACACGTCTAATCTCTCTATCATTTTTATTTTCTTCAGTACATAAATTAATTTTTTCACCATTCAATTCAAAGGAGCACTTCTTAATTTTCATTTCAAAAGTATATTTTAAATATTTTTTTGTCTGTGTTGCATAGCTTATAAAGTAATACACTTTATAATTCCAATAAGAATATTCTCCTTCCTTCACTAAACGGCTCTTAAACATTTCGAAAAAATTCCTTTTATCTTCATGTGAAAAATAGTAATTATTCTTTGAAAACCCGAAATCGTAAGTTATACCCCATGAAGAGTATTCATAATCTCCTATTAACCAATCAGGTACATTTAATTTATATTGGCTAAAATCTTCTTCTTTTTCTTCTTTCGAGCACCCCATAGCAAGCACTGCCATTAGTAATAATACTATTCTTTTCATTGGTATATTAGTTTTGTTTTGGGCAAAAGTAGGAATATATTTAAAATCAATAATCATTGAAGAAAAAATGATAGTGATAAGAAGAGTTTAATATTTTTATTATCAATAAATTAGAAGTGTACCCAAAAAT